TGGGACCGGTCGGGCCCGTGTCGCCCGTCGGGCCCGTGTCGCCCGTCGGGCCCGTGTCGCCCGTCGGGCCCGTCGGTCCGGTGTTGCCAGTCGGCCCCGTGTCGCCCTGCGCGCCCGTCGGCCCCGTGTCGCCCTGCGCGCCGGTGGGACCGGTCGGGCCCGTGTCGCCCGTCGGCCCGGTGTCGCCCTGCGCGCCGGTGGGACCGGTCGGGCCCGTGTCGCCCGTCGGCCCGGTGTCGCCCTGCGCGCCAGTGGGGCCGGTCGGGCCCGTCACGGTCGAGGGTGCACCCGTCGGTCCAGTGGGCCCGGTTCCGACCGCTCCGGTGGGGCCCGTAGCACCGGTCGATCCGGTGTTGGCCGCGGCGCCCATCGCGCCCGTCGGCCCCGTCGGCCCGGTCGGCCCGGTCGGCCCGGTAGAGCCCGGATCCCTCGGATCCAGAAATGGCGTGCCGCCGTGATCTTTCGGAAGCTGAGACACCTGATGCGGAGCCTACAGTGAAGGGCCTACCGAACGCTACTTTCTGGCGGGCTCAAGGCTCTCCCAGCACGGTATCGGCCGTCACTGCCACAAGTTCCTGGGCTCCACCGCGGTTGCCCAGATAGGCGTAGCTGCCGACGATCGTGCAATCGTCCAGAATGTTCCCGTACACGAACACCTGGGCCAGCACCGGGGCCGACACGTCCGCCACATCGAAAGCCCACAGGGAAGCCGGGTTGAAGTCTTGGGCGTTCATCGGGACGACCAGCAGAGTTTTCTCTCCCCACGACACTAGCCGGATCGGCGTGTCGTCGCCCGCCACGCTGCACGGGAGCGTGGTCACGAGAGCGGGGGCCATGACGTTACCGATGCCGATGACGTAGATCACCTGGCTGCTCGTCGTCGCGAGGTACACGATCCTGCGAGCCGCATCGACGACCATGCGGCGAATGTTTCCGCTGAGCGCCAGGAAGCCGACCAGCACTGGTGTCGCAAGAACGGTGAGGTCGTAAACCTCCAGGCGCCCCGTCGTGATGTTCGACGCGAGCACGTACGGCCACAGCGTCGTGTCCACCGCCATGAATGACCCGGCTACGCTTGCCAGGATCGCCATCGCACCGGGCAGCGTCACGTCCACCACGCGCAGCCCACTGCCAGCCGACTGCGCGACGACCGCAGTGGTTCCAGACGGAGAAAGAGCCAAACTGTAAACCTGACCATCCAGGTTGACTGAACCGAGATTCGTCGGCGCAGCGGAAACCGATATATCCACCGCGCGCAGCGTCTGCGGCAACGGTCCGTTTGCGACAGCAAACAGCGTGGTGCCAGCGACCTGAATATCCTCGACCGAGAACCAGACGAAGCTCGGTGAGCCGGTGAAGCTGAGCCGCTTCGGGTGCGCGGGGTCAGTCGTAATATCGTAACACTCCAGCCCGTACGGCTTGTTTGGGGAGCCGCCTGCGCCGAAATTCACGACCCAGAGTCGGCCGGACCCATCGAGGCGCTGCTGCGCCGGTTTGCCGCCAGCCGTAGGAATGATGCTCGTGATTCCCATGGCGCTCACCACTCCACGACGATCAGACCCGCTGATCCGTTGCTGCCTGCCGCACCCGCTGCACCCAGCCCTCCCGTCGTCGATCCCGCGCCGCCGCCGCCGCCGCCACCACCGCCGCCACCGCCACCGCCGTTCACGCCAGCGGCAGGCGTAGTCCCGGCCGTACCCGCGCCGCCCGCGCCTGCCGCGTTGCCCGCACCTCCTGCGCCGCCGTTACCGCCAGCCGGCGTGGTGAGCGCCGCACCGGCGGGATGGCCGAAGTCGCCCCAGCCGCCAGCGCCGGCCGCGCCGCCGCCGCCGCCGCCGCCGTGAGTAGCTCCACCCGCTGCGCCACCCGTTCCGTTTGTTCCGCCACCGACGACGTTGGTGCCGAACAGCAACATGCGCGACAGGTTGGGCGTGCCTACCGGCGTCACTCCAGCGACACCGGGCCCACCGCCTGCGCCCGCGCCGTTGTTGCTATTGCCACCGATGGACAGCGCCCCGTATCCGGTGCTCGCGCCTGGGTTGCCGCCTGCCTGTGCCGGTCCTCCCGCGACAGCCGTGCCGGCACCGGCGCTGGTGCCTGCCGCAGCGGGCCCAGCTTGAGAAGCCGATCCGAACACGAGGGTATCGAAACTCGACGGAGTGCCTGCACCGCCAGAGCCGCCTACCCCTCCGGGCGCTACGCCCCCGGCTCCGCCTACCCCTCCCGGGCCTATCACGATCGGCAGCACCGCGGCTGGTACCACATCCACATCGTACGGGCCGATCAGTTGCGCCGATCCTCCGCCCGAGCCCGCGCGCCCGGCGCCGCCGCCGCCGCCCGTGGCTCCACCGAAGCCGTTGTTGCCTGCGCCAGCGCCGCTGCCACCCGGTGCGCCAGGGCGGCCGTAGACACGCACTTTGGTGACACCAGCGGGCACAATGAACGACCCGTCGGCGGAAAAGACCTGGGTGTTGGAAAACGCCGACGCGCCGGTCGGCCCCGTCGGTCCTGTCGGCCCGGTATCGCCTTGCGCGCCAGTGGGCCCCGTCGGGCCCGTCACAGTCGATGGCGCACCCGTCGGTCCAGTGGGTCCGGTTCCGACCGATCCGGTGGGGCCCGTAGCGCCGGTGTTGGCCGCGGCGCCCATCGCGCCAGTCGGCCCCGACGGACCCGTTGGCCCGGTCGGCCCCGTGGAGCCCGGATCCCTCGGATCCAGAAATGGCGTGCCGCCGTGATCTTTCGGAAGCTGAGACACCTGATGCGGAGCCTACAGCAGCTAGCCCGCTGGGCGCTACTTTCGGGCGCCCGAGAGAAAGTTCTCCAGCCCAGCAGGCTCGATCAGCCCAAGCAGAACCCGGCGCTCCGCGACCAAATCTGCCCACGCAAGCTCCTGCCACGGCTTGCCCAGCGTGATTCTAGCTTCCGGGCGGTACGGCAAAATGACGCCGATGCCGTAGTCGGTGTTGACCACGCGCACGGTGTGCTCGCCCTCAGACCGCAGACGCGCCACTGCCTTCCAGCAGTCGCCCGTCCACTCGCTCTGCACGGGCGGCACGCGCTGCATCGCTTCGGTGCTCGGGTTGCAGTCGTGCAAACAGATCGCGCCGTACGGGGCGAGCACACTGAGCGCGCCCTGCACGTCGCGGTAGACCTGCTCTGCCGTGTGGTCGCCGTCAATGAAAATGAGGTTGAACTTGTGGCCGTGTGCTCTCTGCTCCGCGAAGAAGGCGTCCGATGTGCGCGCTACGAATATGCTTGCCGCTTTTACGCCTTCGGTCCGCGGCTCGGGGTCCACGCCCCACTTCTCGGAGACGTTCACACGGCTCATGCACGACCCATCAGACACGCCGATTTCGAGGTAGCGCCCCATCACGGTCCCGTCCGCGCGAATCCAGCCGAGGCAAAGTTCGCTGGCCACCGCGTTCAGAATGTCCCAGCGCATCAGCATCTGCACCACTCGCTTTCGCTCGCTCCACCCAGCGGCAGGCGCGCCTCGGAACGGAACGGCGCACGCGCTCTCAGCGGTTGGCCAGACCATGTTCGTGTCGTCCGGGCACCACTTCGCCATGAAGTAGTGGCGGTTGCGCTCGCGTCCCTCCCGCAGCCACTCCGGGTCGCCCAGCGTGCGCGTGGTCGCCCATCCGACGTGCGTGATGGACTGCGCCGCAATGACGTGCGGCACGATGCCAGCGCGGCGCATCCGTAGCTCGTAGTCGTTGTCCTCGTAGTACGCCGGCCAGAAGTTTTCATCGTACCAGCCGACGCGCCGCGTGCACTCCGAACTCTGTGCGAAGCACGCCCATCCGTCCGCTGTAGCAAAAGGGTGCGTTGCCAGGGCGCCCACCAGATCCTCGAAAGCGCGCTGGCCAAGCGACACGTCGTCGTTCGCAATCACCAGTCCCTCGTCGAGCGTGCGTTCCAGCATCCAGTTCCAGCTTGCCGCGACGCCCAGGTTCCGACCCGGGCGATAAAGCTCGACGCTGGCGCCCCGCGCCGCAGCAAGATCCATCCATGGGTGCCGCTTCGACGAGCCATCGTATGCGTCGCCGTTGTCCACGATGAGATAGCCCGTGGGCTTGAGCGATCCCTGCTCCGCCGAAAGGCAGAGTGCGTCCAGGCCCGCTTGATTCGCCAGCGTCGGCACGCCGAGCTTCACGATGGCACCACTACCAGCATCGAGGCGACCGTTTCTGACGCAATCTCCACCCACGCAGCTTCGCGATCTTCCACTCCATACGTGACGATCAGATCGTCGTGATGGCGCGCAAGCCCCGCGGCGTACTCGATACACGCACCGGCCGTGCCCTGGCGCTCCCAGGTGAAGGGCCGGGAGTACCGGGTGACGGTGAGCGTGTCGTCCGCAATCTCGACGAAACGGTGAGCGTAGACGCTGTACGCCCACTGGCCGTCGCTGCCGAGCATGTACGCCGTCTCGTGCACGAGCATGAGCCAGTGACCGTCCTCCCACGGCACGGGAGTCGTGCTGCCCTTCCAGCGGCTCGCGTTGAACGGCGGCGTCCAGCGCTGCTCCTCCATCCACGAGCCCGTCTCAGGGTCTACACGCAGCACCACGAACGGGTCGTAGCTGTAGATCAGAAACAGGCCCCCGCGCCTTGACCACGGCACCCAGTTTTTCTCGCGAGCGCCCTCTCCCTGCTGGCCGTAGTCGAGCCGTGTCACACGCTCGACGCCGCAGAGGTCCGGCGTCATCAGGCCGAGCACGACGCGCGGCCAACCGCCGGATCCGGGTACCTGGCAGCATGTCGCCGTGAACCAGACGCGGCCCTCGTGGCGTACCCAGCGCACGTCCTCCAGGCCGTTGATCCGCGTCTCGTTCCACCCCTCGGGCATCACCAGATCCACTTCCCAAGGCTGCGTGAGCGCGCCGTCTTTCGGGTTCCACGCGAGCACCGCGCCGCGCGTGCGAAACACGCCACCGGCCGCATCGTAGTGCCGACCGTTCGTCTGCTTGTAGTTCACGAGCCGCACGTGGGCCAGGTAGTGAAAGCCGTGCTGCACGATCGTCGGGTTCGTGCCCCAGTACGGCATCCCGTACTTCGCATCGAGCCCTTCAGGGATGGGAAACCGGCCGCTCCGCTTCACCGGCGGGTTCCGTAGGTAGAACGTCTGGTTGCGCGCAATCGAATCGTAGAAGCTCGACGGGTGCCCTCTCTGCGCCAGCAAGGTATCGGCTGCGGTCATCCCGCGCGCCGGCTTGCCGCAGTAGTAGGCGGTGATGGCGATTTCCTCCAGCGGTCTACTGCGGTGCGACGGCTCGTCCACAAACAGCGCGTCGCTGTGCGGGTAGGGGATCTGCGCCGCGCGCTCCGCCAGCATGAGCGCCAGGTGGTTCTTGCCCTTGTGTCGGTAGTGCGTCGCGAGCGCCACGAGCGGTTCCGCACGGTGCGGACGGCGCTCCCAGGCGTCCAGCAGCGCCGCCGCGCCCTCCGCGTGCGCTCCATCCTTCAGCTTCGCCTCGCCGTAGCGCATCGCGGCGAACCATGCCTCCTCCTCGTACCCGCCGCCGCGCATCCGCTTGGCGTACCAGTCGGCTGCCTCCGCGAAGCGACCCGAGTAGAACAGCGCCTGCGCGAGGTAGAACTGGTAGCGGACGTTCTCCGGCTCGGCCTGGAGGCCCTCGGTCAGCATCCGAATGTCGCGCTCCGTCTTGTCGCCCTTCGAGCCGCCGTCGCCGCGGTCGTCGAGCCAGAGCGTTTCCAGTCGCTCGGGCTTTGCATCGGGCTGCGGGGACCAGTATTCGTGCGTCACCCCGATACACCGCCACTCATGGTCGAGCCGCGCGAGCCGCGTGTTGTAGTACCGGAGCCCACCCTCGACCTGCGCGAGGTGGTAGTGCGGCCCGGTAAGCTGCGCGAGGTCAAAGCCGTCGGCCTTGAGCACGTGGTCGGCGTCGAGAAACAGTAGGTAGGTCGTAGTAGCCGACCACGCTTGATCGGCAGCAAACTGCCGCGCGGACATAGACGCACCGGTTCGCGTCACACCGAAGTTCACCCAGACGTGCGCGTCGATGCGACCGGGCTTGCCGTGACGGGTCACGGCGGCCAACGCGGCGTCCCGCGTTCCGTCCGTCGAGCCCGTGTCGCAGATCACGTACCCGTCCACGAGGGGCAGCGCGGCGTCCAGGCACCGCCCGATGATGGCAGCCTCATTCTTCACGATCATGCAGAGCACAATCCGGGTCGTCGTCGTCATGGCGTCATTGATAGCAGTTGCGGCAGTCTACGCCTACAGCATTTACCTGACCGATCGAGGTGGAGGGGGCAGGGGCCTAGTATCCGTCGCTCGGCGTCGAGCGATCATCACCGTGTCGCAGCGATCCGCGCGGCATTCCAGTATCTCCAGGTCGCTGAACAGCCAGTTCATGCCATCCGGCCAAACGCGCCAGCAGTCCACCGGATGCCGGTGCTCCGGGGCGCCGGACATGCCGTGCGGAACGATGATGCACAACATTCCACCCGGCTTCGTCAGCGCAACGCACTGGTCCGCCCACGTGTGCAGGTTCTGAACGTGCTCCATGCAACTTCCAGAAATTACCACGTCGAAGGTGTCGCTCCCGAAGTAGTCGGGGGCGACGACGCGATCGACGTTTGGCCCTGGCACAATATCCAGCCCCACGTACTCGCAGTGGGCGAAGATCGCGCGGAATGTCCCGTTCACGTCGTACGAACCCACGTCAGCAACACGACAGGAAACCGTGACGTGCTTGCTCGCGAAGTCGGCCATGGCCGAGTAGGATTCTGGGTGCATTACTGCCACTGATAGCAGTTCTGGCACCCCGTGGCTAGTCCTGCTTCACGCCCCAGAAATACAGATCCTTGTCCGTATCGTTCGCCGTGAATTCGTAGGCTCCGAAGACCGCGAGGTCGATCGCTTCGCGCACGTCCGCCTCGGTCAGGTTCCGGTAGTAGTCCTGCCAGCCGGCACGGTTCGCGGTCAGCGGCGAGGTGCCGGGATGCGCACGGCGCGTGCCGTGCTCGGGGCGTCCCGTCGTTGCGCACGAGAAGAACAGGAGCCCGCCAGAGCGCAGCATCCGCACGATGTTACGCAGGCTGGCCGCGTAGTGCGGATCGTGCTCGAAACACTCCGTCGAGACGATCACGTCGAACGCGCCGTCGGCGAGCTTCAGGTTGTGGATTGCGCTCACCAGATCCACGTTCCGGCCGGGCCCGAGGTCCACACCGGTGTACTTCCCGCCGGAGAACAGCGGCCGGTTCGTTCCGTTTACGTCCAGGCTGCCGCAGTCGAGCACCGTCATGCCAGTGAAGTAGGCCGGAAACCGGGCCTTCACGCGCTCGCAGAATTCCTGCTGGGATCGATGGGCCATCTGGGTTCCCGAAAAGTAGACCATTCGGGGGCTCGCTGGTAGCGTTTCGGTCATGCGCTACGTTCCCACACACACGTCGAAGCGTCCCGGCCGGCCTGAAGGCACCCCCGACCGAATCCGCCGCAGGGTCCACATGGAGGAAGCCCGTCACCGTGAGCAGGAGCGCCCGTTCGAGCCCGAGGCGCAGCGGGAGAGCTACGCGCAGCCGCACCACTTCGCGGTGAACGACGTGTCGTGGCGCGAGAAGGCCAAGCGCATCATCGCGGAGCTATCCCGGCAGTCCTACGACCAGGCGCAGAGACTGTCCGGGGGCGGCAAGGCCAAGCGACACCGTCCCTACTCGATCCCCGAAGCCGCGCAGCGCCTTGTCGAGGCTCTCGACCGGAATGACGAGGAGGCGGCGAAAGCCATCTTCCTGTACGACTACGATGCGCAGCAGGCGCAGCGCTCCGCGGCTCACCACGAGCCGAACGCCGGGCACTCCTCCGGCCGCGCGCTACACCTGCCCGGACACGCTGGCCACACCCTATGCGGCGAGGAGGCCCACGCCGCAACGCTCGTCCCGTCCGTGACGGACAGCACCTGCTACTACTGCAACCGGGAGTGGGAGCGGCAGTACGAGCGAGGGCATACGCCTAACGCGCCGTACGCCCCCGCCGAAATGGACCGTCACGCCGCGACCGATCTGGTGCTGTTCATCGAGAACACGGCCGACCTGTCGCTCGACGGCCCGCACGGGCAGGGCCGCAGCGTGCTCTTGAACGCGCTCCGCAAGTTCCGCAAGGGCACGTACGACCCCGCGCAGGCCGTGCGGCTGTTTGAGTACCTCACCGAGTCTGGCGCCCGCCGCTACGTGCAGGAGAACCGCTCGTCGCTGCCGTGGAACCAGATGTTCAGCGTGGCGACACGAAGGGAGGCCGCGCGCCAGCTTTCGGAGAGCTTCCGTTCCTCCGCCGAGAAGGGCGAGTACGACGAAGTGGACACGCGCATCGGCGCGCGGTGAGAGTCAGCGCCCGTAGATGTAGTCGATGATGCTGCGCTTCCCTGGCAGCACATCGTGGTAGTCGTCGTAGAGCTTCCGTAGACCGTTCCGCAGCACGGCATCGGTGCCCCCGTAGCGCGCTGCCAAGGCGGCGTAGGCGCCACTGTTTGCTGTGCGGCCGCTCAGGTGCGCGCAGCGAACAGGAACCACCCATGTTTGGGCCCCCCGACGCATCACTTCCAGCGACAATGCGTAGTCGATGCAGTGATACGGAAACGGCCACCACTCGAAGCCCCCGAGGTCGTCGAGGAACGTCAGCCGAGCGATCATCGCGAACGAGTCGAGAACCGCGACGCGCGCTGGAACGTCGATACGTCGGCCGTGGATTTCTGCGTCCACTAGGTTCGACACGAAGTCCTGTCGGTGGAGGTGGTTGGGTTTCAACGAGAGTCCGGTTGCTCCGCCGAATCCAGTGAGCAGCACATTCGGATCCGCCATGACCGCCCGGATCGCGTCGTCCCAGCCCTTTTGGAGAAGGTGCACATCGTCGTGGATCAGGGCCAGAATGTCCCCTGGATCATGCGGAGCCTCCCACATCGACCACAGCGTGTGCAGGCCCTGCACCTGTCCGACGTTCTCGGGCAGAGCCGTCGCATAGTCGAACCCGTCCGTCGGTGTGCAGCCGTTGAATACCACTGCCACCGGCAAGGGCTGGTGCGCCATTTCTTTTGCGCGACGCGCTGCCTCCTGAGCTAACTCAGGTTGGCATGTAACGATCCCAAGTCGGAGGGTTGCCATCTGTTACCTCTGGTAGATGTAGTCGATAATAGTGAGCTTCCGTGGCAGCGTCCACGTCGGCGAGCGTAGCCCCCACCCCTCCGGGGGGCTACCGCCGAACGGCACGGTGAAGCGCTCATGCCCCGGCGGGCCGCCCCACTTGGCGTGGTAGTAAGGGCCCGAGCGCCCCACGTTCAGGTGCGGCGCCGCCTTGATCGTCGCCGACCCCACGTGCGTCGCCTCGACGTGCACGTTGTGGCGCGGAAAGCCGCAAAGCCGCATCCGGTAGGCGTAGTCGGTGTCCTCGTAGTACGCGGGGTAGAATGACTCGTCGTAGTAGCCGACCACGCGGGTGCACTCCGGCGCCTGAGCGAACAGCGCCCAGTCGCCCACGGTAACCAGCGGGTGCGCCATCGCAGCAGCGCTCAGCGCTGCAAACGCCTCGTGGCCGAGGGTGAGGTCGTCGTTGCTGATCACGATCGGCTCGTCACCCGCCGCGTCGAGAAGCAGGTTCCAGCTTGCCGCGACGCCGAGGTTCCTGCCGGGCTCGATGACCTGCACGTTCGGCGGCAGCCGCAGTCGAGCGCGCGCCTTCCCGCCGTTGTCCACGATGATGTAGCCGTCCGGCTTCACGCTGCCACGCTCCGCCGAGTCGAGCAGGCGTTGCAGCAGATCGTAGCGGTTCAACGTGGGCACGCCGAGCTTCATGGGCCGTTTACCGGTTGTAGATGTGGTCGATGATTGTCCGACCAGGCAATGGAATCGACCACGGCTGCGCCACTGCGCGCAGGCTCCACCCTGGCGGCGGCTTGCCGTTGAACGGCTCAGTCCAGCACTCTCGGCCGTGCGCATCCCATCCGCCGCGCACTTCCGCTGGACCGCCCCACTTAAGCCTGTAGTACCCGCGCCCGTAATCCATACCCCGCCGTCCCTCTGGTGATCCCCCCGACGCGGAACCAACGTGCGAGTGCTCCGCGTGGACGCACTGCACGCCGATGCCCGACAGCTTGAGACGACGCTTGTAGTCAATGTCCTCCCAGTACGCCGGAAAGAAGTTCTCGTCGTAGTAGCCAACACGCTCGGTGCACTCGCGCGTCTGAGCAAACAGGATCCACGGGAATCGCCAGTCCGAGACAAGCAGCGCAAATGGCACCCGATTGAGAGCGTCCTGCATGGCACCAAATGTCGCGGCGCCCATGGTCATGTCATCATTCGCGATAGCGAGCGGCTCATCACCAGCCAGATCCAGCATCAGGTTCCACGATGCCGCGACTCCCAGGTTCTTCCCCGGCGTCACCAGATCGGCGCTTGGTGGGAGTCTGAGCCGCGCCGCCGCCTCTCCGCCGTTGTCCACGATGATGTAGCCGGTCGGCTTCACCGTTCCCCGCTCCGCGGAGTCGAGCAGACGCTGCAACAGATCGTACCGGCGTAGGGTTGGAATTCCGAGCTTCATACCTGCTCCGCTCGGCGCCACTCGGGCCGGTAGATACCGCGCGCCGTGTCCGCGCTCTTGATCGTGTGGTTTAGCGTGCTCGGCACCTGCATCCGGTGTTCCGCAATACACGGGTCGTGCAGATAGTTCAACCTGCCAGAGTCCACGACTGCCGTGCTGAACGCAAAGTCCATCGCGTTGCCGCCGCGCTGCTGGAACCACCGCTTGCAGCCTTCGATCACCGACTCCATGTCACGGCGCCAGAACATCACCGCCACGCAGATCGGAATTAGGCGCTTCCGGCGCACCGGGTTGTCGCACCGCTTCTGGAAAATGATGTCGTGGATACTGAGCGGCGGGCTCATAGCCCAGCCGGCGCCGAAGTCTGGGCGGTGGATGGCTGGCCACGTCGTGAGATTGTGCCGCAGATGGCGGTTCACGAGCGCGTCGTCCTCCAGGCGCAGCACGAGGTCCGTATCAGAGTCGCGCATGGCGCCGAGCACTCCGAAGAAGTGCTCCACCACGGTCACCCCCGACGGGTGCATCATCACGCGGTAGTCGGTCCCCACATCGGACGCTTCCAGGGACGCTTGCAACCCACGCAGCACCGGCTCCCTGCCCGAGTGGCTCTGTACGAACACGCCAAGGGTCGGCGCTGCCGTCGTCATGCCAGCAACAGTCGCACAGTCAGGCTCCCGGCGCAACAGCACTGCTGCCGAGGCGGTGAGTCCCTACGTTGGCTCCTTGAGTCGGTTCATCATCTCACGCTTCTCATCGTCGGCGTACTCGGGTATTTCTGACCAGAAACCATGGTCCTCACCGGGATGGTTTCGCAGGAACAACTTGATCTTGTGAGCAAGTCGCAGAACGAGCCCTCGGTACTTGCTGCGTTGTTCGCGATCCAGGCTCCGAACATCCAAGCCATACAGCGCCTCGAACTCCTTAATCGGGTTTTGTTGCTCGGTTTTGGTCAAATAGCGCTCGTCGTTGTCGGAGAACAGACGCTTAAGACTCTCCACGTCGTTATACGCATCGGAGTGCCAATCGTCGGGGTCAGTGCGTTTGCCGACGCCGACCTGCTCAACCTTGCCGGTGTCGAAATGATAGACGTGGCCCTTCCATAGACCAACCTGTAGAGAATCGTGAAACGCCCAGCCAGCCTTGTGCGCGGCCTCGACCGAGGCTGCTACCTCGTCAAGCTGAGCGCGCGTCAGGTGATCTGGTATTTCGACGTACGGCTTGACCATGAAGCCCTTGTCACCGTGCATGACGAAAGTCGAAGGAAGAATCCCTGGAACCCCGTCGGCTCGCATCGACTCGCTTGTGGCCTGCTGCTCCGAGAGCCTGTTGGCGGCTTCGCGCGGAGTCAGGTGGTTCGGGTTGAACGGCTGGAATGGTACGGTTGTCGATACCTTCACAACGACCTCGCCTTCTGAGGTGTCGATGAGGAAGACGAGCCCGTCGTCGCCCTTGCCGAGAAATTCGGCGTCACCTTGCGTGACAGCGTCGATGACCGGATAGCCGGAAGCGTACTGGCTGTAGACGTGCCCACGCAGATCATTGACGAAGTGAGCTACCGACGCCGCTGGCATTGTCACGCCGTAGGCGCTCGGTTCTCCACCGGGATCGGCGCGAGCAACCGCGGCCTTCGATCCATTCACGCTGGTAACGACAGCATCGAATGGGTACATCGACGGCGCCGTGATCTCATGGCGGTCACCCACCTGTGGCACGTAGACATCCGTCTGGATCACTTCGTCTGGCGTCGTGTGAACCGGTGGGTTACGGAGCGCATGATCACGGAGGCGCATGTCAATTACCTTGCGAGGCTGGGAAAACTCAAAGTGACCCACTACCGCTGCCAGCCCCGTACCGCCGCACGATCCAGCGGCCGACGTACACTCCGCCGACCGTCGCGACCACGTCCGCGGCGTGGTTGGCGATCGAGCTTGCCGGCTCTACTTTGTCGAACGCAGCGCGGCGAGCCCCGCGCTTCGTCGCGAGGTACGCAAACTCCACGCCGAGCGAGGCGAGCACCGCGGCGGTCACGCTGATCCCCAGCGCTCCAGCCGCCACGCCGACGCCCGCGTGCATCGCGGTGTCGCGGTCCACCACAGCGGCGTGCTGCTCGGATGCGTTGCGGGCGACGAGCACGCTCACAGCAGTCGCTCGCCCGTGCCGGCCTCGTACCGCCGCACGATCTGAAAGCTCGGCGCCTTCGGGTCGAGCCCGGTGCTCACCGCGCGATCGTGAGCACCCTCGGTGGCGCCGATGCGCGCGAATGTCTTGGCGCTCTCCAGGGTGTCGTACGGGCCCCACGGGCCCTCGGCGAGCGGAGCGTTCGATCCGCGGGCCAGCACCCAAACGTAGTAGCCGCTGGCGTTGCTGGCCTGGTGCGGCGCGCCTTCAATCCAATTCCAACCGAGATTCGTGATGCCGATCGTCCCCGATTCGTCGAACGTGATGTACCCCGCGCGCGCCAGCCTGGAGACTTGATAACGCACGTCGTTTGACGAGATGCGCCCTTGCAGGCGCTCCGTTAGCTCGCGCACGGAAAACGGTCGATTGCCGTGACCGGCGCTCGTCAGCGCGCGCCGCACATCTTCGTTCCAGGCGTCGCGCTGGGCGCTCGCGTGCCCCGCGTTCGGCTTGTGTCCGATGCGCCGGTACGGCTCGCCATCGCTCTCGCACGAGTGGTCCACCGGCGCGACATTCCCGGTCCGGTGCTCGTACAGGCACTCGGGGCACGTCGGCGTACTCGCGCTCTCCTCCAGCGTAAAACCCGGCGAGAGAGACAGGTGCACTCGCGCCCAGTCCTCGAACGACTTACCATCCAGATCCTCATCGGTGACCTCGCGATAGCTGGCGCTCGGCGTTGTGCCAGGGGCTACGGCATAGCGGTCCGCTCCGTCCACTGAAAAGACGTGATAGACGGCCTTTCGACGCGCCAGGCCGATCTGGATCGGAACGACACGCTCAGCAAGAAAGCCGTATTCAGCGAGGCTGAGTACCCTCTTGCGCCACGCGAACGCGAAATCCCGCGTGCGCGCTTGCGCAGCCTGCAAATGAGGGACTGACCACGATCTGGAGGGAGCCGCCTGCGCCTCCGACAGATCCTCTAGCTCGCGACGGAGGCGCCGAGCGACCACGTCGTCCTCGCTGCCGTTCCGCAGGTGCGCCGGCTGCCCCGTCCGCGTCTCGTAGTCGCGCCACGCGGCCTGCGCTGCCTCCTCGCGAGCCTGCCAGGATTGTAGCCCGCGACCCTCGGCCTGTTTGTACTCCCGCGAGTACACGTCGCGCCATGTTTGGTCTTCGTTCGGCGAGTATCCGCGCGCGCTCAGGTACTCCGCATAGTCGAGCGCCGCCTTGGTGAGATCCTTCTCGGTGTAGTAGCTCTCCGTCGCTGGGTTCCGCAAGACGCGCGCGCCGCCTGGGACGACGGCCACCCGGTACCCTTCGCGGACCAGCCGCCGGATATGGTCGCGGCGGGACGCGAACACGTTGTTCACTCCGACCTGTCGCGTGATCGCCTCGACCACCTTTGCCCGCTGCCGCGGAGTGAACGTGTCCTCGAAACCGTCAAGGTATGTGCGCTCGCGCTCCGTAGCCTCGCGTGCCTCCGTCTCCCCTCGCGTCCGCGCCCGACTCGTGAGGTTCGCCGTGTCTCGGCGCATCTCGAAACGCACGTCGGACTCGGACAGTAGCTGATTACCGCTCTGGCGCCCCATCACCACGAACAGGTGCCGGCCGTCGGGCATATCGCGCTCACCGACGACCTCGCGCGTGCCTTCCGGCGACTCCCAGGACAGCCCGATGGCTACCTCATCGTTCGGCTGATACTCCCTCACGCTGCCTCCTGAATCCACTGGAGCACGGTGTCCTTCGGGTAGCTCGGGCCGCAGTCGCTGTGCCCGTGGCTCGACTTCGGAAACGCAGCGGTCACGTCGCGGTGCTGGCAGAGGCCACGGCCGCCCGCGACAAGCTCCGCGACGGTGAGCCACACCATCGGTATGTCGTACTGCTTGCACTTCGCGGCGACGAGCTTTGCCACGAGCCGCAGCATCCGCTGGCCGTACGGGTCGAGCCACTCGTCGCGCGTCTGCTTCGCGTAGCCCGCCTGCTCGATTCCGAGGCTCCGTTTGTTCACGCCTGGCGCGTGGAACGCGATGTCCTTGTCGAGCACGCACTGCACGATGCTGTCGTCGTCCACCACGTAGTGCGCGCTGGCAGGCTTCACCGGCGCCTTGAAGTAAGCCGCGACCGCTTCGGCGCTTGAATGAAACTCGCCGACCTCGGCCGAGTGCAGCACGATCACGTCGATGGTCGTCCGGTCGCCCCAGCCGAAGTCGCGCGACGACCTGAACGCGATCGGCGGCAGGCCGTCCGGTGCCACAGGTGCGGGGGCCGGCACGATGAACAGCATGGGGTCGAGCACAGTGCGCGTCGTCGCATCGACCACGCCGTTCGCGGGAAGGCCGTGCTTCGCCTCGAAGGCAGATGTGGCCCGCTCTGTCATCGGGCCGAATTGCCCGTCCACCCCGACGGGCCAACGATCGGTCCACCCGCCGGGGCGCGGCATCGTGCGGAGCACCGCCTGCCACGCCGCCACATCCTGGCCGGCGAGGCCGCGTTTCAGGTCACGCCAGAGCGACGGGGCAGGCTTGATCATGCCACTTCAGGGTACGGCCGGGCCGCGGCCTGGCGCAAGTTTTCGGTCGGCTGCGTTACTTCGCGACCCAGCCGAGATTTCCGCCGTTGGTTTCCTTCACGTAGAAGCACGTCGCCGCGCCTCCATCCTGACGCGACCACAAATCGCCCTTGTTGCCCGTGACGGCTCCGTTCGGATCGCCAATCCCCGATGACCAGAGCGCGCCGGTCGTAAGGTTCGTTGGCACCGTCGCAGGGGCGCCCGCCCGCGCGCCGCGCAGCGTCTGCGTCTCGCCCTCGGACGAGACCTTAAACACCACTCGGCGGCTGTTGATGGGCCCAGCCAGCGGCACGAGTTGAAGCTCGTATTCGGAAGGCACCCAGCCCGAAGCAGGCGGCGACGGAACGGGCAGCGGCGGCGTCGTGTTGATCCCCTGCACGATGGCGCCGGGGTCGCCCACGCGCGTGAGGCGCGGGCTGAGCGTGAGCAGGCTCGGCGGAAAGTCCTGGTAGGGCTGCGTCATGGTGGTTCCGTCACTTACGGCAGAATGTCCTGAATGATCAGCGACAGGTTCGTTGCGGCGAAAGCAAGAGCGGACGGCGCTGCCTCCGATTCCACCAACACGTCCGCGCTATATGTGAACGCGCCAGGTGGCACCGTCGCGAAAGCCGCAAGCACCGTTGCAAACCGCACCGGCTCCACCACGGTACCAGCAACGTTGGTAACGAACGGACACGTGGCGCGCGTGCCTGGCGCAGGTGATCCAGCAATCGTAAGCCGAAACTGGAGATACCCGACCCGGCTCGCCGTGAACGGCAGGGCCCAACCGCCAACGAGAGTCAACCATACCGCAACTTTGCCAGTGAGCGACGTATGCGAGAGCCCCGCCGACAAAGCATGGAACAAAGCATCGTCAGGAATGATGTCTGGCGGATAGGTCAATAGACCGGTTGTGACGGTCCCAAACGGTCCCGTTGGGCCCGTGTTTCCGGTGGGGCCGGTGACGGTGCTCGCGGCGCCCGTCGGGCCGGTGTCGCCCGTCGGGCCTGTCGCGCCAGCGCTACCTGTCGCGCCAGTCGCGCCGGTGCTGCCTGTTGGCCCCGTGACGACGCTCGCGGCTCCCGTTGGCCCCGTCGCGCCGGTGTTGGTCGCCGCGCCCATCGCGCCGGTGCTGCCCGTGGCCCCGGTCGGACCCGACGGACCTGTCGGCCCTGTCATGCCGCCGCCGCTGACCAACAAAAACCAGCGCCCCGGCCCCGCCTTGGGCGCAACGCCACCAACGCTGAGTGCTTTCTGAAGCTGGTACACCGTGTTCGGTGTGCCCTGCACGACGCAGAGCGACCCGTCGGCGAGCTTGCTGGTGTTCACACCCTCCAGCGAGCTACCCGGATCGCCGCCGGTGACGGTCAATCGGGGTGACAGCAGCAGGTCGGCGGGGGCGTAGTTCTGGAAGTTGGACATGATGTTTTACCTACAAGAAATCAGACTAGGGGCTTCTGCGGCAAACTGAGGGTTTCGAGAGCGGCGGACGACCCGGCCAGTGCTCCAAGCAGAGAGTTATTCACGGTTGCTATATGGAAGGCGCCGTAATCGCCCACCAGGACAGGGAAGGTGGCGACTGGGGCGATGCTCGTATACAAGTGAAACATGAACTGGCCGAGGCCAGCGAGCCCCGGTGGTGGCGGCGAGACAGTGATGGGAACTTTCACGGGGTTCAATTGAAAGCCGGGCGGGAATGGCCACACAATTCCGAACGATGTCGGCGTCCCGACACCGCCGCCGTAATCGGTGAGAGCACCTGGCGTGAAGTACAACCGCACATCAGCCGAGTCTCCGACGATGCGGTAGTTACCGAAAAATGTGCCGTCAGCTAGATCGGCGAACACGGTGTCCCATCCCCAGGTGTCGGTCACAACATAGGTGCCCGCGCCAAATAGGATAGATATCCCAGTACCCGGCACGACGTAGACCCCCGCTCCTGCCGGGACCGTGATGCCGGTGATGGTGGCGGCGATGGTGCTGGTGAGTGAGAAGATCGCAGTGCCCTCGATGCCGCCCGTCGTGATGACGACACCGTAGGTGGCAGGCGTTGTGCTGACCGGCGTGCCGAACGCATTCACCGTCCCTGTCGATGTGTTCCCGCCGCCAGAGGTGTAGCTAGTGAAGGGCCAGCACACGAACGGTGGCGTCCAATCGCCTGTGGCTGTCCAGTCGGACACGGGCGGTGCGGTGCCTGTCGGACCAGTGTTCCCCGTCGGACCCGTCACGACGCTTGCGGCGCCGGTCGGTCCGGTGTCCCCCGTCGGCCCTGTCGGCCCGGTGTTCCCCGTCGGACCCGTCACGACGCTTGCGGCGCCGGTCGGTCCGGTGTCCCCCGTCGGCCCTGTCGGCCCGGTGTTCCCCGTCGGCCCTGTCGGCCCGGTGTTCCCCGTCGGACCCGTCACGACGCTTGCGGCGCCGGTCGGTCCGGTGTCCCCCGTCGGCCCTGTCGGCCCGGTGTTCCCCGTCGGCCCCGTCACGACGCTTGCGGCGCCAGACGACCCGGTGCTGCCCGTGGGCCCCGTCGCACCGGTGTTGGCCGCCGCGCCCATCGCGCCGGTGCTGCCAGTGGCCCCGGTCGCGCCCGTCGAGCCAGTCGGCCCTGTCATGCCGCCCGCGCCGGCCAGCAGGAACCAGCGACCCGGGCCCGCCTTGGGAGCGATGCCGCCAACGCTGAGCGCCTTCTGAAGCTGGTAGACGGTGTTCGGTGTGCCCTGCACGACGCAGAGCGACCCGTCGGCGAGCTTGCTGGTGTTCACGCCCTCCAGCGAGCTACCCGGATCGCCGCCGGTGACGGTCAATCGAGGTGACAGCAGCAGGTCGGCGGGGGCGTAGTTCTGGAAATTCATTGGAAGATGGCCTCGACTTCAGTGATCATCGCGGGGGTCTGGTCGAACACAACGCCAAGCGCGACCATGGAAATGGTGAACGCGACCAGATCCTCGGCGGTGCTCGATTCGTAGTCATCGGGGATGTGTGTTGGTGGCTCGCCGGCCTGGATGGCGCGCTTGTGATCGATCGCTGCCGAGCCGATGACGTAGAACCCGATGGTTCCACATGCACCAAGCATGAAAGCAGCGATAGGGGTCATCAGATGGGCAGACTGACCAGGGCGATGGCCATGTACGTTGGTCCCACGCCACCGCCAGCGACGACCACCTTATTCACCTGCGCAATAACCGTGACGGCATTGAGCGCAGCGAGGCGCTGGGATAGCAACAGCCGCGCCTCGGTCGGGTTGCCTGCCACGGCGGCGACCACGCGGGCGGCGGCCGGATCCACCGTGATCGATACATCGGTATCGGCGCGGACCAGCCACGCTTCCCAAAGCGGTCCGGCGCCCGCGCCGGCCATCTGCAAGTCAGCGATCGACTGCGGCGAAGCCGCGATGGCGGCGGTCAGCCGCGTGACCATTTCGGCCGCGTCTCCAGCCTGAACGGCCTGGATGTCGAAAGAGGGGGGCGTGTCTGAGTAACCTGCGTCGATGAGTGCCATGGTGGTTCTTCTTTCAGGTGAGCCGTACGTTGACCGGAAGCAGCGAAAAGCCTGACGGATCGGGCAAGCGCATCCCGCAGCGCGCAACGTCCTGCGGGACCGCGAGGCTGCGGCCGCCCTGGCACCACAGCGTGCCCGGCGTGAGCTTGGTAGCGGCGCGCAGGCCGCGCGTGGCAAGCCAGCTTGCCGGTTCGATGGCGGCCGTGGCCAGCGCGCCACCCGCGAGGCGCTGGATCTGCGACACCGCGAGGCTCACGCTGTCGGCGTGACCGATGACCTCACCGGCGCGCACGACCTGGCCGGGGGAGAGCGAGGAAGCGAGCGTGCCGAAGTAGGTGACAATGACCGGCTCGTGTCGGCTCGTCACCTCGACGCGATCGGGCCCGACGCGCGTGGCCGTCCCGCTCACCAGGGCGTACACCGGCGCGAGGCCGACGGTACTGCGGATGCCCAGCGTCCGGGCGCAACCCGTGCCGCCCGGACAATCCGTGACCTCGCCCTGGTCGAACACCGCGCGAACGGGTCGGACTAGCGCCCGGTAGGCCGCAAAGCCTCCGATAGCAGACCAGACCAGGACGCCGAGGGGTGAGCCCATGCGCCCGCAGGCTACATGGGGGCCCAAGCCAAGGCAAAAATTCGGTCGTCAGAGTCCGAGTCGCCCGAGAAGGCGGGTGACGCCCGGGTGCAGCGGGGCCGGCAGGCTTCCGACCGGGAACCAGCCCGCCGCGGTGTGCTCCGCGTTCAGGCGGAGCCGAAACTCCCGCGGCACCTGGCCCCCAAACGTCCAGTAGACCAGGCCGTCCGGGCGCCGCGTCACGTCGAGCGTGGCGCGCTCCATGTCCACCGAGCCCCGGTAGCCCGTCTCCTCCGCAAGCTCGCGCAGCGCCGCGTACGGGGGCGCGGCGTCGGTCGGCTCGACCATGCCGCCTGGGAGCGCCCAAGTGCCGTCGTCGCTCCGACGGAGCAGCAGGATGCTTCCTGTGGGGGCGACGAGCAGGATGCCGGCGGCGTAGCGCATGTCACTCGTCGTCGTCCGCCTCGGAGTCGGGGTCGGCATCCGTGTCGTCGGCTTCCTCCGGCGAGGCATCTTCGTCGTAGAGCCTCTCTAGCTCTGCGACCTCCGCGAGCGTGGCCTTCCGCGCGGTCAAGATCAGGGTGGGCGATCCGCTGAAGTCCCGCAGGCGCAAATGGTACTCGCTGTCCGAGTCCAGGCTCGCGAGCGCCTCCACGATTTCGCTGTCCGGTTCGTCGAGCCCCACGAGCAGCGGCACGTCCTCCGGGCCGCCCAGCGACTTTTCCAGCGTTTGCAGTCTTGTCATCGGGTTCTTGGTCATGGTGTTCACTTCCACTGCTTCATCGCAGCCCTTGCGGCCGCGCCTTGCCGCGGTCGAACGCTTGCAGCTTGCACGGCCCCGTGTAGCCGATGCGCCGGCCCGTCACTAGCTCTGCGATTGCGTCGGCGACGAATTCAATCACGTCGTCGTCGCGCTTGTGCCACTCCGCCACCCACTTCACCCAGTGGTCGTCGTTGTCGAACGCGGAGCGATCGCGACGCACGGCGACCCGCTCAGGGCCGAGCACGAATTCGCCCGGGTACAGGAAGTCGGTCGCGTGCCCGAATTCGTGCGCCACGATCGCCGCCACCGTGTTCTCCGGTAGCTCGACCATCTCGGGCGCGAGCATGATCACGATGCCGTCGTCGCGCGTCCCCGCGAAGTGCCGCGGGGAGTCGTGCATCGACGGCGCGACGTAAAGCTGCACGCGCTTGGCAGCGGCGAGCCCCGCTTCCATGAACGCTTCGCGCATCACCAGGAAGTAGGGCTCTAGGATCAGCAACGCCTCCTCGGGCGTCACGCTGGTCGTCGTGTCGGCGCACTCAGTCACGCGCCTCTGGGCTCCCGCTACCGCCGATACTGCTGCGCCGCGGCCTGGACCTGGCGCACCGCGTTCGCCACGTACTCCGGGGGCACGTGACCGGCCTGCGTGCCAGCGCGCAGATGGCGCCCGGCCTCGTCGGGCGTGAGCATCACGAGGGTGTCGCGTCGCTGGCACTGGCAGCACGGCACGTTCGGGTGAAGCGCCCCGTGGCGCTGCGAGTAGGCCCACGGCGGGCTGTGCGGCGTTCCAGGCGGCGGCTGCCCCTGGCTCACGAAGATGCACTCGTCCCAGGACACCACGACGTGCTGCCGCTGCCCGCAGGTGTCGCACACAATCTCGAAACGCACGCCGTCGGGCTGGTAGCCCGTCCGCGAGGCGTAGTGGTCGTCGGCCCCTGCTCCGCCGAGCGCGCCGGCACCGAACTGGGCAAGGTCAATGTCGTTGAATTCGTCCGCCATGAAATGTTCCTTTCGTCGTCCCGGCCAGAGGATAGCCTAGCGCCTGGCCAGAACGCTACTTTTCAGGATTGACCTTGCGAAGGGTCGCTGTGGAAATACCTTGCACCGGGGTCCGGTCCGGGTCGGACACCGATGTCAGCGCCTGGAGCCGCAGCCGCGCTATCCGTAGGTCAAGCTGCATCCGGCTCAAATCCTCGATGAATTCCCGTAGCTCGTCGAGCTTCGTGAGCAAACCAGAGCGATCTAGGCCGGCAATCAGCTTCTCGGCCTTGGCCAGCGCATCGATCGCTTCCGCGATGCTGTCCACCGCTGACACTGCCGGCCTTTCTTCTAGACCGCTTTCGCGCGGCCCGCACCCAGCCAGGGAGGCGTGGTGTTACGCAGCCTGCGTAGCACTCCGATCATCGAGTCGAGCGCTTCGCTTGCTCGGCGTTCGGCCTGAAGCTGCGCCTCCATCGCTCGGATGACGGCAGCCTTGATCGGTGTCCCCGAAATACCCCGCACCGGCGTCGATGCGGGGGGCTCGGACAGCGTGAACGTCACCGGCTCCCTTGACTGCGATACCATGCTTCTATCGCTCCTGTCGCGTGGCCGACCTTCTCAGTGAGCGCAGTGACTGCTGCGCTGGTCTGCTGGGTGTACGAACTGAATTCCTCGTCCGACACGGACCGAGCAACGTGCTCCTCCATGCGCTTCACCGCGTCGCGGACTTCCGCCAAGTCCTTCTGCACGCCGTCGAGTCGCTGACGCAGCAACGCCAGGCTCTCGTCCGCTGCGATTTCCTTCTTCACTCGCTGCGGCAGCGTCGCCAGGCTTGCCACGACTCCCGCCGCCGCTGCGCCGAGCAGCTTTCCCATTTCTTCGATAGACATGAGTGGAAATCGTCATGCCCGTCAGCTTGGGTTGGATCCGGCGAACACGTAGATGCCCAGATCGGGGAACGGCTTGTGGCTTTTCTGACCAGGCAAAGGGAAGGCGTTGGTGCCGTACAGGTTGCTGAACTGCGCGTCGAACGACCCGAAATCCCATTTTTGGGAACTGGGAAATTCTGTCAGGGTGTTGTTCCGGTAGCAGGCGATCATCAATTCGTCGCCCTTGGCGACCGTGTAGTACGGCCGGAACAGGGAGCCGGGCGCGAGATTCGATACCGAAGGATCGATGATGCCCTGCTGAAACGCGCCGAGCGGACTGATCCCATTCGGCGGTGGCGGCGTGGTAGGCGGCATCGGAAACGTACTGGCGAAATTCGGTGCCGCATTCGGCGGTAGCAGCGGCAGCCCCGCTGTCACCAGTCCTTCTGACAGGTCGGTCGGCACGTCGATGAGTTCGGTGCGCAGGTTTCCCTGCGAAGGCCCCTGCGCGGTGATGATGCCCGGAATGGGCGGACTGGGCAGCGCTGGCTCGGGCTGCTGGTACACCACCGTCTCGGTCGCAGCCGGCAGCACGAAGCGATCAGGTGACGACGGAGCGAGGTACGAGTCGGGCGCGCCGAACGCTTCCTTCGACAGGTGGTAAGGGAGGCGGCGGCGCTGGAAGTCACCCACGTTTCGCAACCGCCAGATCAGCAGGTAGCGGTAGTCGAATACCGGGAGGCTGCCTTCGACTGACCCGACCACTGCGGGGAACCAGAGAGCCATCTTGGCTCCCATCGGCACCGGAAGGCCCTTGAGCAGGTACGGCGAGAACCCGGGTTTGCCCGCGTCGTCGTCGAGCGTGCCGGGGAACACGATCGGTGTGAAGGTCGAGTGCCCCTGGTAGCGAGCCTCGAAACCATCGAATGGACGTAGCACGGAGGCCACGGTGAACTGTGCGTCTGCAAGTACGTTCTGACTCACGGTGTCTCTCCAGTGCTTTTCGCGTAGACCCTGTACGCAAGGTATCCCCCGAGCAACGCCCCGAACAGCGCAAGCGACGCGCTCGTGCCCGCGTCTTGTCGCACGCTCGGATCTGCGTCGCTCCACCCGCGCGTGGCGCGCAGCGTGTTACGCGCAGCGCCGACGAGCAGGAGCCCCGCTCCCGCGCCCATGGGCCCGCCCAGCCAGAACCCGGTGCCGGTGCCGGCGGTCGCCAGGACCAGGCCCACGCCCGCGCCACGGCGTGCCGCGCGGTACG